ACCAGTCGCTGGCGCGGGCGCGACTGGCGCGGGGGTGATGATGTCGCTCATGTGATTTAGCCTCCATTGCGACTGGTTCAGAGCGCGGAGAAAGGCCCCGCCGCGCGCAGGGTCGTACACGAGGTCGAGTGAGGCGATGCGCAGGATTTGGATCACGTCATCGCCGGAAGCGGTGAAGTAGATGTCCACGCTGAAGCCGACGTCGGGCTTGGGATCGCCCTCGGCCAGCATCTCTTGCGCCAGGCTGCGCACGAGCGGACCGGACGGGCCGAGGGGGCGGAGCGCAAGCGTGACGCCCTGCAGGTCTTCGCTCCAGGCGGCGTTGTAGTAGCTGCCGCCCAGGTCGCGCAGATCGCGCGTCCACCAGGAATGATTGACGAAGCAGTCGAGCTTTGCCCACAGGGGCACGCTGGCCCGGATGACCTCGGCGGAGAAGTTCCAGCCGTTGGCCTGCCCGGCGGTGATGCCGATGACCTCGAAGTCGCCCTGGGCGGTGAGGCGGGCATGGGCGTTGAAGACGGCGTGCTGCTCGTCGTTCGACGGGCTCACGATGCTAGTGATGACCGTTGCGTCTGGCATGGGACATTTCCTCTTTGGTGGGGTCGGGCGGCATGTCGGCGCCGACCTCGGGGGATGTGGGTTTGACTTTGGGGGCCGGGCCAACACCCGGGTTGGCCCCTACGGGTTTGGCGGGCACGATGGGCGGCGGGGCGAGCTTGCCGCGCGCGAGCATCTCTTCGACATCGACGATCTCGCCCGCAAATTTGTAGGCCAGGCGGAGCAGTTCGGCGTCGTCGAGCAGTTGGCGGTCGCGGAGTTCCTTGAACGCTGCGACGATCGTAGAAGCGGCGACGGCCAGGGCGGCGTTGTCGCGCCCGGAGATGTCGGACGCGCCGACTTCGATCTCTTCCTTGATGCTGACTCTGCCTCCGGCCATGGCGCGGCGCAGGCGGGCGACGTGGAGCACGTCGGCGATCATCCAGCGGAAGCAGAGCTGGCGCTGCTCGTAGTGGCGGAAGGTCGGGCCGCCGGATTGTTCGGCGGTGGTGCGCGTCGAGCCTTCAGGCTCGGCCAGGAAGTGCATGGGGTTGGCGCTGCCGGCGGCGATCATTTTTTTGACGGCCAGGCCGTCCTTCTCCGCGTCGGCGCTTTCGAGTTTGGGGCTGAGCACGTTCCACACTTCGCTCTTGTCGTGGACGAGCACGGCGCCGGGGTTGGGCGGGTTCAGGTTGAGTTCGGATTCACGTTTGCTGCGCGCTGTCTCGCTGGGAAACTCGGCGGAGACATCCCACGCGAAGGACTGGCGGTAGCGGTTCAGCCTGACTCGATCTTCTAACCAGGCGTCGTAGCGCGTGAGCCAGCGGATCAATGGCCCGAGATCGGACTCTCCCCATTGCGCTCCAACTGCTCTGTTCACTGCGTAGTGGAGCATGACGGGGCGGAAGTGCCCGGCGGCGGTCTGCGCGTCGGCGTCTTCGTCGTAAGCGGGGTAGGGCTTGGGATCGAAGTCGTCTATGGACGCCTTCGGGTGGTAGAAGGTCGGCTGCTCGACGTCGTTCTTCTTGTGGTCAATGACCTCGATGTCGCAGGCGGGGACGGCGCGGACGTAGGACATGCCGGCGTCGTCGGTGCTCAAGAGAATGAACAAGTTGCCGGAGCGGGTGAGCTCGTCGCAGAGCTCCATCGAGCGGATGTTCATGCGATTTAGGCGGTTCGACCAGAACTTTTTCAGGAAGGCGTCGGTGTCTTTGTGCTTGCAGGTCGGGACCAGGCCGTCGCCGACGACGTACTGGGTGGTGAGTTCGACGATGCGGCGGGCGAGCGGGTTGTCGCGCCACACGAGGAGCGCGTCGAGCAGGATGTCTTCGCGCTTGTAGTCGTAGCGATCGCGCCAGTTCTGGCTGGTGGCGGCGCGGGCGCCGAGCATGAAGGTGGAGTCGGTTTCGGCCACTGCCAGCTTCACGCGGCGGTCGATCTCGACCTGCTGCGCCTTCGTGAAGCGTGGAGTGTGGAGCGTGGAGCGTGGAGGGGCAAGACGCGCGCTCGGCCGCGTCTGGTTCTTGCCCTTCGTCGCGGCGGTGAGCCTCTTATGCGCCACGGTCGATCTCCTTGAGCGGGTCACGGCCCTTGATGATCGCCGTCGGGATCGCCGCGGTCAAAGCCCAGTCCTGTTCGTCGAGGACGGCGCTGAGCGCTGCGCTTATCACGGTGTCGTCGTGCATGAGTTCGCCGGTGGCGGGGTCGCGGGTGTTGGCGGGTGTGCCCCAGCGCAAGACCTGGTGCAGCCCGGCTTCGTATTGGACGAATTCGAGTTCGCGCCAGAAGATGGCGGAGTCTTCGTCGCCCCCTCGCCCTTCGACAGGCTCAGGGACGGCCCAGTCGCGCCAGCGGCCGGTCTCGACGATGGCGAGGAACTGCCAGCCGAGTTGACTCTTGGTGGCGGAGTTGAAGACGAAGGGGAGCACCCGGCCGGGTAGAGCTTTGTCGAGGAACGACGTCAGCCCGGCGCCCACGCCGGTGGCGTCCACGACGACGAAGCGGGCGCGCCAGTCGGTGGCGAGGCGCACGAGCGTGCTGTAGAGAGTCGTGTGCTTGACGCCGATCCAGCGGCGGCGGTCCACGGCGCGGTACGAGGGGGCAGCGATGAGCGGATCGCCTACGCTGGCGGTGTCCACCTCGACGATGGTGAGCGCGATCGCGTCGCGCTCGGGGTGCTCGAGATCGGCGAGCTTCGACAGGCTCAGCTTGTCGCCGGTCGCCCCCTCGTCTTCGCCGGCGACGTCGATGAGCAGGGCGTAGGTCTTGCCGGGGGATGGCTGCGCCTGGCGCGGGTGGTGGCCGGTCATGAGGGCGCGCCGGGCGGGCGGGAACATCCCGCCCTCGCTATCAATTTCTTCGTTGTAATACTGAGTGCGGACTAACGGATGGTTGCGGCCATACTTGGCCACCTGGCGCGCGACGAAGTCGCCATAGGCCGGGTTCTCGGCGGCGACCTGGTCCGGCGTGACGATGTAGACGCGCTGCACGGCGTCGTGGGCCTCGTCGGCGCGCAGGCGCTTGATGGCCTTGGCCAGGAGAGTCTTGGAAGTCCAGGCGGTTCCCCACAGGACCATGGTCGCGTTGGTGGAGGCCATCATGGGTTCAAACTTCCTTCCCCACTCCGACTCTTGAATGTCCTGGGCCTCGTCGCCCTCGAGCATGAGGGTCGCCGATGCGCCAACGGCGGAGGCCTGGGGTTCGGCGCTGAAGAATGTCATCAGCGCCTGGCCGAGTTGAAAGATGTAGCCCTCGCGCTTGCGCCAGTGGCCGACGTTCACCCAGTTGTTCAATGCGCGCTCGAGCCTCATCATGGCGTTGATCGCCTGCGGGTGGAAGGTGGGCTGCGCCTTGACGATCTGCGCGCCGGGGATGCGGAAGAACATGTTGAGCAAGTAGGCCTCGACCTGGCCCTGGGTCTCGTTCTTCCCGGACTGGCGCGGGAACATGACCGCAAACTCGCGGCCCTGGCGGAAGATCACGCTGCGCAGGATGGCGTTGGCGACCTCGGCCTGATAGCGGTAGAGCGAGCGCCGGATGACCAGACCGCTGAACGGGCGGATGTCGCTCAGAAAGGTCTTGGCGAGGGTGTACTTTTCGTGTGGGGTAAGTTCGGTGGGGTCGGTGGCCATTCATGGTTTGAGAAGCTTGAACAGGAGTTCGGCGATCACGCCGAGGATGGTGAACAGGAGCAGGCGGTTCTGACTGTTGACCATCTGCTCGATGCGGTTGAGCTGCTCGCGCTCGTCGCTGGCGGGTTCGTCGGTCTGGAGGCGAGGCGGCGGAGCGCCGAAGAGTCGGCGGAGCGAGGCGGTGAGACGCTTGCCCCCATTGCCCCCTCGTCCTTCGACAAGCTCAGGACGCTCAGGGTGCCTCACAGCTTGACTCCCCACTCGCTGGCGAGCTCGTCCAGGGCCTGGGAGATGGCCCCGGCCATGCCGTCGGCGGCGGCGCCGGAGAGTGCCCGCTGGTCGCGCAGGAGGCGGCCAAGGCGGCTCGCGTTCTGACCGTGGAGACCCAGCAGCTTGACCACGGTCTCGGTGTCTGCCCCCTCGGGGTCGGTGAGCGTGGCGTCAATGTAGGCCGAGAGCTGGGCCTGGCGCGCCTGGGCGTCGGCGAGGATGTCGGCGATGGTCAGGAGCGGCTTTGGCGGCGCGGCGTAGACGCCGTGCTTGCGGGCGTTGGCGTTGCCGGGCTGGGCGCCTTGGGCCTTACGCGCGGCGCGAGTTTTGCGAGGGGGCACAGAAGTCCAGTGGGATCGCGATCCGCTGCGCGACGCGGAAGATCAGGGTGTAGGCGAGGGCGGCGAGGAGGAGCAGGGTCAGGCCGAGGGCCTGGGCGATGCGATCCGGGTGCATAAGCAAATCTTATAGCACATTCGTTTTGATTGCAAATTGCTTATGTGAAGAAGTGGAGTTTTTGCGTCTGGTTTTGTCTTTCAATTCCCTACCATGCCTCTGGCGCGGCCCAAGCGGGAACTTTCGCTGGAGTCGCGCCGGTCTGTCTTTCAATGCTTGCCACGCCTCTGGGCGCGGGCTGTAAGCCGCGTCGCCCGGTCTGTCTTTCAATGCTTGCCACGCCTCTGGGCGCGGGCTGTAAGCCGCGTCGCCCGGTTTTGCCCGGCTCTTTATAGAGGTTGCCCTGCGGCGGAAATGAAAAGCCCCCTCGTTGTCGAGGGGGCGGGTGGTCGGTGTACAACGGTCGTCGGAAAATAACGTGAGTCTCAGCAGGGCCTCACCTCCTTGACGAGCACGTCCTCGCTGCACTCGTAGCAGTGGAGCACGTCGCCCGGCTCGGGGGCCATCTGCGGCGGGAGCATGAGTTTGACGACGTGTCCGCAGTTGAAGCGCATCTCGACGCATTGGAGCGGCTGGCGCTTGATCCAGATGGCGTGCGGGTGGCGGGGGGCCTTCGGATCGGGGGTCATGACTGGGCCTCCTGCGGGCCGACACCCTGGTCAGCCCCTACATCCTCGGGGATCGGTCTGATCTCCTCGGTGCGTGTGATGTCGCGCCACAGCATGAGCTGTGCATGGTGCGCGCAGACGTGGATCGGCGTGCTCGATCCCTTGCGCCAGATGCGGTAGCGGGCGCGCCGCGCGTGGGTGAGGGGGCAGAGCCAGCAGGTTTTCATTTGTCGGCCTCCGTCAATGCCTTCTGCAAAAACTCGGCGGCCATCTGGTAGCCCTGGGCGCGGCCTGAGAGAAAGCCGTGCGACCATTCGGAGCCCTTGCGCGCCTCGGCCTCGCGTGTGCAGTCGGCGGCCTGCTGCTGATAGAACGTGATGAGCCGCTCGACTTCGGCGCGCAGGACCTGGCAGGCGCGGAGTTGAGCGGGTGAGATGAGAATGGGTTGCATGGGTGTCCTCCTGGTGGGGCAAGAGCGAGCTGCCGGTGCGGACCGCCCTTGCCCCGTGAAGTTTTAGAAGTCGTCGAACTTGCAGCCGAGCTTGTGGCCGGGCAGGGCCTCGCCACAGGCGGTGCAGTGCGGCGCGCCGTTGCCGGGCTTCGCGGCCTCGACCGGCTCAGCTTGGCCGGGCGTCGCGGTGGCCACCGGCTCGGGATCGATGCGGAGCACGGCCTTCTTGCGCCACGTGTCCACGTGCACGCGGATGCGCTTGCCGACCAGATCGAGCGCGGTCTGCGCGCCGGTGGCGGCCTTGAGCGCTGCCGCGTCGGTCTTCGAGCTGATGAGATAGCCCTTGCTCAGCTCGCCGCCGGTCTTGGTCGCGAAGTACAACACGAGTTTCCATTCCTTCACGTCGTCCGGCTCGGGCTGCACTTCCTCTTCGGCCACGCGCGCGATCAGCGGCTCGATCTCGGTCAGCTTCCACGCGATGAAGTCGGCGACTTTGAGAAAGCGCGACGGGAAGTAGGAGTCGAGCGTGCGATTCGGTGCGGGCGTGCGGCTTGCGGGTTTGTGATCGTTGTTTGACATGGCGGTCTCCTTTGTGCTAGAGTGGACGTGCCGAGTTTGCTGAAGGCGAAGTCGGTATTCTGACCGGCCATGCGATCCCCCCGTCGCGTGGCCGGTCGATTTTGTTAGAGATAGAACTTGTACGCGCGCAGATGCGTGCAGCAGCCTGGCTCTCCGGCCTGGGTGTACTCGCGCTGCGTGCCGCCGCACGAGCAGTGCAGGATTTGGAACTGGCCGGACGTGATGTAGTGCTCGCCGTCGGCGTCTTTGACCACGGCGCGCAACCAGGCGGTGCGATGGAAGCGGCTGCCGTTGCTGGCGAGGAGCACGCCGGGCGGGGTGAAGGCGACCTCGATCTCTGTGCCGAGGCAGGGCGGGGTGGGGATGGTCGCGGGTGTGGCCTCGCCGTGAACGTACGTGATGCGGCCGGTGTACTGCTGGTGCGCGCCGGCGCGGATGCGGCGGTTGCCCTCGCTGTCCTCGACGGCGCGCTGAGCTTCGGGTGAGAGTGTGGTGTGCATGATGGCCTCCTAGTAGTTCGCCAGTGCGCTGTAGACGCACATGGCCTATGCTTTCACGAGATGAGACCGCGCGCGCACTTGTCGCGCGGAGGGTCTTGCTGTTGCGGTGACGTGCCCCCCAACCGGCGAACTTGACCTAATAGGCATGTGTGAACCCACCCAGAGCAAACCGGCTATGCGAACAGCGAGAGTTGAGCGGACGACGCAACAACAGCCGCCGGGCACACCGAACCGCACACACACCCTGGCCGCCCGCACCCCGCCACCGGACCCAACGCGAGCGAGGCCAGCGACGGACACGAGAGCGCGGCCAACACCCGCCCGGGCACGGGCAGCCCGCGCCGCAGAGCGGCGCGCCCGACCTGCGCGGCCCGGCAGCGCAGCGCCCAGCGGCCCGCACGAGGCAGGCCGCGGGCGACGAACAGAGCGGGGGTGACAACAAAGCCGGGGTTCACGACAGCGACACCGGCACGGACGCGGTGAAGCCGCGCCCGGAGCAGCGCAGCGCGACGCCGCCACAACCGACCGGCAAGCGCGCGGACCAGAAAGCCGCGCACGCCGACGCGGCGCGCGCCGCGGCCCCGGCGGACACGGCCGGCAGGACAGCGCCGGACGACAGCCCGAGCAGAGCAGGCGCGAGCGACGCGGCGCGCGGAGCGAACACGGCGACGAAGCGCCAGCCACCGCCGGAGCGCGCGGCGCCGGGGCGGAGGAAACCAACGACGCCACCGGCGGACGCGACCTGCGACGGCGACGGGAGAACGGGAGCGGACGAGAGGAGGGAGGAGAGCGACACGGTGACCACCAGGCCCCGCAAGAAGCGGAGCACAAAAACCGGAAACAGAGCGGCGAAGAAAAACCCCCAACGACAAGAGCAGTGTAGCACCAAAAACCGGAAACACAAGTGACCGAACCTGACAACAGCCTGACAAAAAACCGGAAACAGAAAAACGCGGCGCGCCGGACCCGAAAGCACGCAGACGCCCCGCCCTGGCGCGGCCCCCGGCCTGACGACCCCGACCCACGCCAGCGCCAGCCCCCCACGGCCTGACGGCGCCTGGGGTTTCCCCCCGGCCCCGACCCCGCCCACCACAAACACAGACGGGGGGGAAGATGGCCGCTGCCCCAAGCCGGGCTAGATGGCCGCGCGGCGGCGGGCGGGCGGTACTCCGCCGCGTCCCGACGTCCGCGCGTTCCACATGGAAACCGCACCCGCCGCTTTCCCGCCGAGTTCAGCGCGGCACTTGTTCCATCGTGCGTCGGCGGGCAATGGCGGTGTGCGGCCCGGCTGGAGGCAGGCGGCGAACCATGTCTAGGGTGGGGCTGGGCCGGGGGGCGCGCGGTACTCCGCGCGAGTGGCGTGCGGGGCCGGAACCCCGCCGCGCGTACTCGCGCGATCCAACTGGCTATTGGCAGGCGCTGGCGACCGTGACGACCCCGCTCGAAATTACGCAGACGAAAGTTTGTGACCCCGGTTGACCGCTGACAGGACTTCGGCCTGATGACCTGATCGCTTATTGACGAGACTTGTGGCAGATGTCGCCCTTGCTGTTGTTTGGTCTTTGCCCCGGCACAGCCGCCCGCCGACCTAAGGAGAGCAGGGGGGCGGCTGTGCCGGGGCGCGGCGGTACTCCGCCGATCCCTGCTCATGCTGCGCGTCTCTCGTGTTGGCCCAGGCGCTGGTTGTGACACGTCGGGGTCACGCACCCCCCTCGGCTCCAGAGGTCTAGCGCCGGTGACGTTGCGGCCTGCGGCTTGCGCGGCGCTCGATTGGTCACATCCCTTAGCCCTGATCCGTCTGACTAATGCCTTGACAATTACCGGAAACAGTCTTAGAGTCTGCCTATTCAAGGAGGACGTATGGCGCGGTTTGTGGTCGAGACTCGGGAATGGAAGCCGGTGCAGGCGGTGGCGGACGAAGTGATGGGGCTGACGGAGGCGGC